CTATTGACGCCAACACTCTGGGTGTAGTAGGCTGATGCTGTCCGGATCATGGATCGTAACACCTTGGAGGTCAAGATTATTTTCCCGCAGGAGACAAAGCAGATCAGGGATTGCGTGGCGATCCTAGATCACAATGGGGTGGCCAAGAGGAACGACAGAACGCCGAAGGTCACGTTCGATGGGGAGGTGTGGATCGCAAGTCGGCTATCCTACCATCTGAACAATGGCAGCATTCCTCGGGGTCCGACGCATTCGGGCGGCCCGCTCGTCCTGCACAGGTGTGACCATCTTTGGTGCATCGCTCCGGAGCATCTGTATCTTGGCGACAGGTCGTACATGAGCAGCAGGTATGAGGTAACTCCCGAGGTCAGGGAGAAGATTTCATCTTCACAGAGGGGGAAGACCAAATCAGCGGAGACGCGGGCGAAGATGTCGGCGGCGCACAAGGGTAAACCGAAGTCTCCAGATACCCGCGCGAAGATGTCGGCGGCGGCCAAGAAAAGGAAGCCGTCCAAGGTCTACGGCAAGGCGACCCTGAAAGATATTGTTGACACCGTGTTGTTGTAGGTGTATTCTCACTTCTATAGTCAGGGCACAACAGAAGGAGCCAGACCATGATCATGCTCGCAGACCGCTACGCCGCCGCGAAGGCCGCGCTCGACAAGGCGGAAGCCGAAATTACGGCCATCAAGAAGGAAGTCGAGGCGACGGGCCTGCCGCTGATCGAGGGGGTCACCTGTGACCTCAAGGTCGCGCTAGTCGGCCAGATGCGCGTCGACCAGAAGCTGATCGATCCCGCAATCCTCGCGGCGGCCAAGCGCGAGGTCGTCTTCACGACCATCCGTGCGGTGGCCAAGGGGGTGATGGCAGCATGAGCGACAGCATGTACATCGATAACGGCAACTGCGCGATGCAGCAGTATGTTGACCTGAACGACCCGGATTATCTGAGCCGGGCGGTGGCGCTGTGGGCACATGTGGTTCCGAAGCAGGTGGATCGGTTCGACGCGTTCTATGCGCTGCTGAAGGCAGGTGCCGTGCTGCGTATCGCGCCGGGCGTGGTGGATGCGATCCAGAAGGAGATGGTACTGTGACCAAGTACATCGCAATCGGACCATACGGTTCCCAAGCCACCCGCAATAGCGACCGGGTCTACACCCACGCGGTGCTCGTACGATACAGCAAGGGGCGGGCAATCCACTGGGCCGGCGTTAGGAGCTCGCACGAGGACAGAAACTTCTGGTACCACCACGCCATCGTGAACGGCACCAGCGAGTGGCTGGACAAACCGAACTACCGCACGATCGAGCAGCATCAGGTGGAGGTCGATCGCATGAAGCGGTCGTCGTCCGAGGCTCTGGCCGGATGCTCATCTCCGGATGAGTGGTTTGCGTTGCACAAGGCAAAGGCTCTGGCGGAGATCGAGTCGAAGGATTGGTTGGTCTGGCACTGCGTGGCGTGGTGCGGTCGGTACGATCTGGCAGTCGAGCAGAAGATGCGGTGGGCGTCGAAGGATGGCGTCGATGGATGCGAGATCGTGGAAGTAAAAACTCGTTGACAACAAGTGTCCGTGCGGTGTAGAGTGCATCGTACGGACATAGGAGATTTCAATGACCGACTGGGATGAGATCGAGGCGGAGATCGCCGAGGAGAACCGGAAAGCCTACGACGCCCTGCAGACCCCCGAGGCGATCGCCCGGACGGACGCCAAGCGGAAGGCAGAGTTTGACCTTGGGGTCAGGAGCGGCTGGTGGGATGCCGAGGGTAACAGCCTGCTGAACAATAAAACCGACGATGATGGGGATGATGAAGATGGCGATCTCTGAAGTAACGAAAGCCCGGATCAACAAGCACGTTCTGGCGCCGGAGCCGGTCAAGCGCAGCCACAAGAAGAAGGCCCCGTCGACCGCGCTGGTCCCCGTGGTGCAAGCACCGCTGGCCAACTACCGGTCGGCGACGAAGGAGACCTACGAGGGGCTGGAGGAGTCGTTCAAGTTCTACAACGACAACCTGTTCGAGTCGAAGCTGCCGGAGGTGTTCTTCACGATCCACCGCAAGCGGAAGGCGAATGGGTACTTTTGGCCGGACCAGTTCAAGAACCGCGAGGATGGGCACACGCTGCACGAGATCGCGCTGAACCCCGAGACGATGGATCGGACGATGGAGTCGGTCTTCGGCACACTGGTGCATGAGATGTGCCACCTGTGGCAGAAGGAGTTCGGGCACAAGTACCCGGAGAAGGTTTATCACAACACCGAGTTTGCGGCGCAGATGGAGAAGGTCGGCCTGATCTGCTCGGCAGACGGCACCCCGGGCGGCAAGAAGACCGGGCGGAACATGAACCACTACGTGGACGAGAATGGGCCGTTCGCCGCGCTGAGGTGCCCCGTGGTGCTGCCGTACTTCACGCAGGCTCAGGTGGCTATGGCGAAGAAGAAGGACCTGTCCAAGGTCAAGTACACCTGCCCGACGTGCCAGACGAATATCTGGGGCAAACTGGGGATCAACGTGACCTGCGGCGAGTGCGACGAAAAGATGGAGCCGGAGGAATGATCAGGTGGTTTTTTGTAGATCGCAATTTCAGCCTCTTCGGGCTGATCACGGTCTCACTGGGGGCAAGTTTTGTCGTGGATGGACAGTGGATGGCCGGCCTCTTGATATGGGTCGGCGGGGGGTTCGTACAGAATGTCTTCTTCACCATGGGTGAAGAATGAGTAACCATCGGTGCAATATCTGCGGGAAGCAGGGGGACTGGCGGCACACTGCTGGTCTCTGTGTAGAGTGCTCGGACATTCATGATATGCGACAGCGCAAGCTGGAGAACCAGAACGATCAGGAGTTTAACGCGTTCTTGGACCTGCCGGACTCGGAGAAGTGGCGGCTCCTGTGGGACGCAATGTTGGGGATCAAGAAATGATCAGCTTCGAGAACAACTGGCGGGCGGGGGTGATCCCCGCCATGCTCTACGAGGATGACCCGCATGGGGCTGTCGAGCAGTTGAACGAAAACTACGCCCACGGCGGTGGCTGGGTGCCGTTCAAGGAGTTCACGATGGTGGATTCCTACGGTCTGTACTACGAGGGTGACCCAACGATCTACCCGGTGGCGAGCGGCACGCTGCACGGCAATGAGATCGTCTTGGTCTACCCGTTCGGATGGGTGGCAGTGGTGCAGAAGGCTGGCGGCTCCTACGTTGTGGCGAGGATGGATTAGTGAACATGCGCGGTATGACGTACGTTGCCCTGAAGGAGGCGATGGAGCGGGAGACGGAGTTGCGGGATGCGGCGCGGGCGCGGTGCAAGAACCTGCGGTCCGAGATTGTAACGGCACAAAGGCAACTGCGGGATTTGCATGATGCCTTGCGGGTGCTATCTTTGCAGGAAGGCGAGCACAACGATAACCGCGCGATGGCGCAGGCATATCTGGATATGAAGAATGATCACTAAGTTTGCGGCACAAAAACTTCTGGAGAGCATTGACCTATTCGAAAAGTCTCTTTCTCAGTGTGAAGCGTATATCGCGTCTGGATGCCCGGAAGGACCTGCGCCTACAACCCCAAAAAAGATCAGGCGCAATATCAAGGAAAACTTCAAGCTTGCCAGACGCTGGATGCCTCACCTTTCCAAAGCTTCCGATGATGACATCATGAAGGAGCTTCGCCGCATCCAGAGGGGAAGAATACAATGACCGGCAGACCCACAGAGCTTACCGACGAACTGGCAATCCTGATCTGCGAGAGGATCATGCAGGAGCCTTCGGTCAAGGCTGTCTGCGAGGCGGACGACATGCCTGAACGCTGGCGGCTGTACTCGTGGTTGGCTGCGAACCCGACCTTCGCCGACAGCTACACGCGTGCGCGCGAGGTGCGCCTGCAGACCATGGCTGACGACATCGACGACATCGGTCAAGGCACCCTGAATGGAACGTACGAGCATCAGGCGGCTCGGATCGCGATCGACGCCAAGAAGTGGATTCTGTCGAAACTGAAGCCCCGGGTCTATGGCGATAAGCTGGCCGTCGGCGGCGATGCTGACGCGCCTCCGATCCAGACCGAGGCGAAGGTCAAGCTGGACCTGTCTGGCCTATCCATGGAGGAACTGGACGTGCTGGAGAAGGTCATGCGGTCCACCGGCGCCAAGCTGCCGCAGGAGGAGGATGAAGACGATGATGATGGCGTTTGACCTGTGGATGGCGGCCTGCGCTGTCGGATTCATCATCGTTGTTGTGGGTATGTTTTTTACTTCCAATGAGTGAACAACTAGTATAATATATCATTTGGTAACTTCTTTGAGGGGAAAGTATGAACCCGCGTGATCAGATTATGGAGCTTCCGCCGGGCGAACGCCTCGCGGCGGCTCTGCACATGATTGAGGAAATGGCAGGCAAGCCGGCGGACAAGCGCGCTTGGCTGATGGAGGAATGGAAACTGAGCACCACGGAGGCCAGCATCTTTCTGTTCTTGAACCAGAACGCCGGAAAGGTGGTCTATAAGGATCGACTATTCGCGGCGGTGTGGGGGGCCGACCCTGAGGTCGAGATCAAGATATTGGACGTCATGATATGCAAGCTTCGGAAGAAGTGCCCTGCCACCATCGCCACGGTCTGGGGCGTCGGCTACCGCCTTGAGGAGGCGTTCGACATTCCCACCGTTCATCCGGTCATGGTTGAGAAGGTCAGGGTCGAGTGGACGACTGAGCAGGATCAGGACCTGATGCACATGATCGCCAGCGGCTCCAGCCTTCAGTCGATCTGTGAGGAGACCGGCCGCAGCCCCCGTGGCATTCGTGACCGCGCCTATGCAATCTGGCGCGGCTACTGGCAGAACGTGCATCGTATGGTGCCATCGTCATGACCCAGACCTACGTGATTGCGGACGTCCACGGACACACACCGCATGGTGAGCCGGAGCTTCTGGCTGACCGCACGAACCTAGACACCGGCGCCTGCTTCGGCGGCTGCCTGTCGGTCGGGGTGTTCGACGACGACACGCCGGTAGGACCGGTGCAGGTGATCAAGATCAAGGGGGAATGGTGATGTTGAGGCAGATCAAGCCAACGGACACGCAGATGGTGATTGCTGAGTTTGCACATCTGGCGTGGGTTCAGCGTGAAGAGGGGGATAAGAGCCGACACTTTGTCTGCCTCTTCGGCGATGGTCTTGCTGTTCCATATGGTTCCCCGGTTCATACTGGCACTGTCACTGCAACCTCGGCTGGTCTGAGGGTTCAGTACAGGAATGAGGACTTCACCCTGATCGACATGCGGTTCTACAAGAAGGAGGTCGAATTGATCGAACACTGTGGGACGTGTCGTTTCATGCGGGCGAAGGGGCAGGTTAGTCTTTGTTGCCTGAACCCACCTACGGTGAAGGATTACAATGCCAAAGGATTTCCGTGGCCGGTAGTCTATGCTGACGAAGACTGGTGTGGATCATACGAGGTGACGAAGTGATCCGCTTCCTGATCTTTCTGGTAATTGTCATCTGGGTGTGGGCGGCGGTATTCTTGCTCGTATGAACGCAGCTGCCCTCATCCACCCACCCAGATCGGTCCTGATGGAGATCGAGAAGCAGAGGTGCGAGAGGTCGTTCGCCGAGTTCGTCAAGGCGGCGTGGCATGTCATCGAGCCGGGCAACGCCTACGTCCATAACTGGCACATCGACTTCATCTGCTACCACCTTGAGGCGATCGCTGAAGGCGTCGAGCTTGAGAACGGCGAAATCTACAACCGGCTGCTCTGCAATGTGCCTCCGGGCACCATGAAGTCGCTGCTGTTCAGCGTGTTCTTCCCGGCGTGGGTCTGGGGTCCAAAGAACATGCCGAGCAAGCGGTTCCTGTCGGTCACGCATTCGCAAGAACTGACCGAGCGGGACACCGACAACACGCGGACGCTGGTCAAGAGCGACTGGTATCAGCGCCAGTGGGGCGACCGCGTCATCATCAAGCGGGACAAGGTCGACTTGCTCAGTACCACCCGCAGGGGCTTCCGGCAGGCCGCGACGTGGTCGAACGTCACCGGCAAGCGGGCCGACTTCGTAGTCGTCGACGATCCGCACAGTGTGAAGACCGCCGAGTCTGACGCCGAGCGGCGCCACACGGTGCGGCTGTTCCGCGAGGCGATCCCGACGCGTCTGGTCAGCCCGATCCGGTCGGCGATCCTCGTGGTCATGCAGCGCCTGCATGAGGCAGACGTGTCGGGGTTCATCCTCGACAGCGACCTCGGCTACGACCACATCATGCTGCCTATGCGGTACGACCCGGGCCGCGCGAGACCGACCCAGCTTGGGATCGAGGACCCGCGCACCAAGGCAGGAGAGCTTCTGTTCCCTGACCGGTTTCCCGAGAGCGTGGTGGACCGGGACGAGAAGGTTCTGGGCGAGTATGCTACTGCCGGTCAGATGCAGCAGATACCGGCCCCTCGCGGTGGCGGCATCCTGAAGGCCCACTGGTGGCAGATGTGGACCGAGAAGATCTACCCACGCTTCGAGATCGTAGTCGCTAGTCTCGACACCGCCTATACCGAGAAGCAGGAGAACGACCCCAGCGCCATGACGATCTGGGGCATCTTCCGCAATGCCGACGGGACGTTTGCAACTCGTACGATTGATCCTTATGGGCGCACGATCGACTTGACGCCGAACGACCGGCAGCCGGACTACATGCAGCCCGCGCCGAAGGTGATGATGGCCTACGCGTGGGCCGAGCGGCTGGAGCTTCACGATCTGGTGGAGCGGGTCCACTTCAACTGCGCGCGGTACCACGTCGACATCCTGCTGATCGAGAACAAGGCGGCGGGGCACTCGGTGGCGCAGGAGATGAGGCGTCTCTACCAGAACGAGGACTGGCAGGTTGTGATGTACGACCCCAAAAGTGTCGACAAGTCGAGCCGGGCCTACAGCATCCAGCACCTGTTTCAGGAGGGCATGATCTACGCTCCGGGGACGCCGGAGACGGAGCTTTGGAAGGAATGGGCCGGTGGCGTGATTGATGAGTGTTCCGTGTTCCCGAAGGGTCAGCACGATGACCGCGTTGACACCGTGACGATGGCCCTGAACTGGATGCGAACAATCGGACTGCTGACGAGGAAGAATGAACGCTTGCAAGAACTGGAAGGTGCGACTAAACTGCGTAAATCATCTGATGGAGGGAACATATATGGGGTCTAGGGTCACATGTGAGTCCGACGGCGGCAAGCTCAGCCGGGACGGCAAGTGGGAGGTCGACGTGCGCGGCACGCTGGCCTACGACGGAGTCAATCGCTCCTACGCCTTGGATGCCAAGAACGAGGCGGCGGCGGTCATGGAGGCGTTCCGGCTGTTCGTTTCCGAGCATGAGCCTGAGGTGCCGAAGTGAGCTACCTCCTCGAATGCTCCATTCCGCCCGAAGCCTACGTCGCCGAGCCGATGACGGCGGCGGAGATCGACACCCACCCGGATGCGGCTCGCATCTGGCGCACCATCAAGGAGGTGCGGGACATGGTGTTCCACGACAACCCGCCCATCTCTCGCCTGCCATTAGACTTCATCACCTACTGAGGGGAACCACCATGACTGACGAGATGACCAAGCCCAAGCGTGGCCGCAAGACCATGCTGCCCTATGAGGCGATCCCGATGGGTCCGGGCACCCAGATCGTGGCCTACCAGACGCCGAGCGGCCTCGTGGCGCGTCTGGCCGACACGCCGGAGCGCGCCGTGGCGATTGCGTCCGAGATGGCCGAGGCTGGCCGCCGCACCGTGCTGATCTGGGGCGACCCGGTCAAGAAAGCTGAGCCGCCTGCCAAGACCGCTGTCATCAGCCCACTGGGGTTCTGATGAGCTTCGTCATTGTCAACCGCAAGGCTCTGGGAGAAGCTTTGAAGCTGATCAAGCCGGTGGCAGAGAATGCCATCGGTGAGTTCGTCAAGCTGAGCCGGATAGGCGTGACCTTGACGCTCAAGTCGCAGAGTAATGACATCGGAGTCAGCGTTGATGTAGATTGCGGCGAAGGTGAGGATGCTTCCTGTGTCATCGGACACGCCGATTTCGCCAAGTTTGTGGCGGCGGCCAAGAGTGACGACGTGGTGATGACGT